GTTTGTGATGGTTACAGAAAGGGCAATGATAAGCATAGTTACCTCTTGCGGTTTGTTTCCCTGTTCCTAACACACTGTTAACTAGAGCAATCAAGGGTTGATTTAGCATCCCTTATAATGTAATAACTTATTTTGATGATACCAAGTCTTGGGTAAAAAACTTTCCTAAAATATTGTCATTGTAAGAATTTACTATTAATACCTCGTGTTTGCACTGGTAGTGTAATTCCCAATAAGTTAGTTCTTTTTTAGTTTTACATAACTTTAAAATTTTTCTTTCAAAGTTTTCAGGTCCTAATTCTTTAAGATCAGCTTGTAAATTTTTATTTGAACCCCAGTAAGTCATCCAATTTGATTCTTTGGTAACTATTTTGTGGGTTGGTTTACGACCAGGACCTGTTTGTTCTGCTATTTCTTTTTTTGTTAATTTGGTTTTAGTATTATTCCAAAACACTTTTTTACCAATATAAAATTTTCCGTTTACTTTATTTTTAATTATGTAAACGAATCCGAACCAATCTTCTGGGTAGATTGGATCTATAAAGATCCATTTTTGTGTCATTATCTGTCTAAATTAATATAAAAAGTCATGTCGGTTGTACGAGAGGTAGGTACTGGTTGGGCCAATTTTCCTACAGCTAATAAGTTTTGATTATCATCATACAAACCAACTGTTGTAACATATGGAGCAAAATCAGATCCTGTTACAAATCCATAAACTGTATTTTCTGTAGAACTGTCTGTTAAACTTGGGTTTAAACTAAAATTAAATTCATTTTCTGAAACTGTACATTTGTATTGTGTTTCATGTATAATATATGAACTTGAAAATGAACAAGATATATTTGGGGATGTTATAAAGTTTTCAATTAAAGTAGCTCCTAAAGATCCATAAGATCCATAAGTTGAAGTTCCATATACTCCAGTACCATATACTGAGCTATCTAAAATAGGTGTTCCTGTTATAACTGCAATTCCGTGAGAATAAATTATATTACCTATAATAACATCATTTCCTACTAAAAATAGATTTCCTTCTCCATCATCAATAATTGAACCACTTTCAGCTGTTATTTTAAAAGTATTAGGTTTAACACTATCCCCAAATAAAGATTTAGGCATTGAAAAAACTCCTACTTGGCGATCTGATCCTGTTGGAAAAAATCTTGAAAAAGCTAAAGTTGATTGTAAATAGTTATAATATTGTGGTTGATGATAACTTTCACTAAGTATTTGCCCATTTACTATAATTGTTTGATGGGCCGAATCCCCATAACTAGAAGATAAATAATTAGAATAATATAATTCTTTAATAGAATTATAAACTAATCTTTGATATTGGGTTGATAATTGACCTGTTGTAGGTTCACTTGAAGATATAAATAGAGATGAAGTAATATTTTTACCTAAAAATCTATCTGTATAAGACCCTGTTAATTGGGCTGCACCTTCAAACCTATACCCTTTGTTAACCTCAAAGGGGGTTACAATAATATCTTGGGCTAAAAGTGATTTGAATGCGCTCATTCATTTTAAAAATCTAACTTAACTCTTACAAGAGCTTCCTTAGTAAAATCTTTTAACAAAGGTCTTGAAAGTTTAGCTACTGCTAACAATTCATTTGTATCGTTATACAAGCCAACAGTTGTAATATATGTTTGAGGATTATTAACAAACGAACTATATAAAACTTCACCAGTTGAACCTGAAATATATGATGGATTTTCTGAATAATTAAATTCTGAACTTCTTGGTCTTACAAATATATAATCAGCAGTTATTGTTTCTAGAGAATTTAAAGTAAATGTAGCCGCTCCTGAACCTGAAATGGCTTTGTATAAAGTAGCATTATTATTACCTGGGATGTTTAAGCTTCTACTTACTGGTAATCCAATACCACCTGAAGCTAAACTTCCTGATAATGCATCAGGGTTTAATAAAATTACTCCAATATCAGGTAATACCCAACCATAAGATCCAGAAGCAGCACTCCAACCACTTGAGTTTAAAGCACCACCACTTAAAGTACCTGCTGAACCTGAAATGAGGTTGAATACTCTACCTGCATCTTTGTAAGTAACAGTAGAGGTTAATTTTGAATCATCAGTTAAAGTAATAGTTCCTAAAGCACCACTTAATTCTAATGTTAAAGAACCAGGGAATAAAGATTCTTTATATCTTGAGCGGTTGATAGATAATGCCCAAAAATCAGAGGCAGTAACATTACCAAATACAAATGAAGCATTTTCATCTCCTAATACTAAAGAACGATATTGTCCATAAATTGTTTTAGTAGGGGAAACACCAGGTACAGCAGCATTAAAATAAACACTTCCCGAACCATTTTTATTACCATAAGCAATATCAAATTGTACTTCAGAACCCGTTAAAGTAGATCCTGTTTGGTAAACACTTAAATAGTAATTTCCTGAGGTTGAAGCTGCTTGTATTGAAGAAGTAAAAAATTGAGTTAAAGTGGGGTTATTACCTGACCAAAGGGCCGCTGTAATACTATCAGCACTTATTACAAAATCGTCAGCTTCTAATCTTTTAAATGACATTATTATTGAGTTTTAGTAATTGTTAAAGGAATTGTTACACGAGCACCTGAGTCTCTACCTATTACTGTTAAGCTAGTATATAAAGCAGTATTAGAGCCAAATAAAGTATTTAATGTGGTTGCTGTTAAAGAAATTGTAGTTCCAACAACTGTTTTAGAAACGCTAGTTCCAATAGTTGTAGTTGAATTTAAAGCAACAGCATCAGGAGTATTAATACCTGTTCCTGTAAAATTATTTAATACACGAACATCTGAAACGGTAGCTGTATATCCATTAGTTTCAAATACTTGGTTATTACCTAAATAGTTTAATGTTTGTGGAGTAATTGATAAAGAAGAACCTTGTTTTAAAGCAATAGCAGAATATCCTAAATCTAACACAGGCATTTTAGAAGTACCTCTTGGTAAAGTAACCAATTTGTATTTCATAATTTGTGTTTCATCTGGAAATGCTTCTAATAAGGGCATATTTTCAATTGCCTCACCATAAAAAGCAGATCCTGATGGATGATTTGGATTGTATAGGGTGTAATCAATTTCATCATCGGCTAATGAAAATTGAGTGATTCTAAAAGAACCATCACCACGTGCTAATAGTTCACGACCTTTTTTGGTCAAAATAGCATCAATTGTTACTACTGAATTATTTAAATATCCCATAGATTTGTTATAAATATATTAAAGTTTAGTTTTTTATGTAATTACTCCTGCTTTTCTAGCTAATTCATATACATTATAATTTGGATTAAAATCACTTGGTATTAAGAAACCAGGGTCTGTATAAGCAGGTTTATTTTTAATTAATACGAAAGATTCATTAGGAATTCTTCTCATAATTCTAAAGTTTTGGTTTAAAGTATTTGATATTCCTGTTATTTCATTTATAGCAACTGTACTAAGAAAATTATCTAAAAATAAACTACTTGTAGTGTTATAAGCAGCTACACTTGAACTTATTATAGAATAAACCCCAAAAGTTGATGTGTAAGAATAATCAACAGAAGCAGTATCATTACCTCCATAAACACCAAATCTTATTATATCACCATATTGAATAGGAAGATAAGTATCTTCATAATTTAAAGAAGCACTATTTGCAGAAAAATCACCTCTTTTTTTATTATAAATTTTAAAATTATCAGTGTAAGTAATTAAATTATTGATAGTTCCATAAGACGATTCTGATCCTGAAACTAGAGGAGTTAACCATCCACTTGTTGCCCCTGTTTTAGCATCTAATTTTTTATAATTAGCTATACTGCTTGTGAATGAGAAAGGTCCAAAACTATAACTTCCACTAGCTGCGTTAACTGAATATATACTTGTTATAGGAATACTTCCTGATTGATATAATATAGTATCGTATAAAGCACCTCCTTCAACAATTTCTACTTTTGTAGGAGTATTTCCTGCAGAAGGAACAGTAGGTAAAATATTTGCTGTTGTTCCTTTTTTAAATATATTTTCTATTCTACCTAAATTAAAATTATCAGTAGTTAAAGGAACAGAATTACCTTCAATATCAATTAAGTAAATTCCATGTAAATTTCCACCTCCAGGATATTGTGGATTAGCAGGACCAATCCAATCAAAATATATAAAAAAATCAGAATATCTTTCAATTACAGGAGATTTACCATAACTAGTGTCTGTTGAAGAAGTAAAAGCATTAATTTGATAAGCTTGTAATCTTGAACCATTATATCTTGGTAATATTTGTCTTCTTAAAGTATAATAATAGTCTTTAACGGCTGCTTTTGTTCCTGTTCCATCAATTAATGAATCAAAATTGGTAGGAGTTAATTGACCACTGTTATAATCCGCTTTCATATAATATTGAGAAAGAGGATATATGTCTGTATTATTGATTAATGGTTCACAATCACCATCTATGTCGTTAAATTCATATTCATAGACACTTAGGTTAATAGTAAAAGTATTTAATCCAATTCCTGGATCTTCTTGAACTTCAAAATATACAGGATTTACTAATTTTTTAAGTTCTAAATTACTTACTGTTACTGAATTACCTGCTGAAATGTTTCCACTATTATATATAATATTAGTAGATATTGTATTTTTTAAAGTAACATTTTGAGCATAAGAATTAGAACCATCAGCAGTTATAGTAAATGAAAAGTAATAGGTTTTATCATAGTTTAGGTTTTGAGGAGGTATATAATAAAATGAAGTAGCACCACCATAATTATCTATTGATATACCAGTTATTGAGAAAGATTCTTTTAAAACAAGATTACAATCACTTAATTGTCCATCAGTAACTGTCACTACAGAACCACTAAACTCTCCATTATAAAATTCATCTTCAGTTGAGTGGATATAAGGAACAGACCCACTTGGTGTAATATAAGAACCAGACCATGATTGAGTAACTTCTATATTTTCAAACACACCCCCATCACTACCAGTAATTGTATACATGTCTATAGAACTTGTATATTCAGGTTGAGTAAAGGTAACGACTGGTTCGGAATATTTGTTTCTCTCTAATATATGTTGTTTAATTACGATACCTGTTGAAATACTTGTACGAGCAGGTACGTAATCTTTAATCATTTTAAATAAAGCATTATCAAAATATTTGATTAACCTAATATAATCTTTATAATTGTAATTTGCTTTATATTTTTTAAAGTATTCGTCTCTTAAATTATTTAAAGCGGAATATGATGAACCAGTTGTTCTAATATCTAAATAATCTCCAATATTAAAATAACCTAATTGATTATTGATATCATCATTTATTTCGTTTTGTGGTGAATAAGCAATTTCTGCTAAATTCAAATCTGAGGTGTAACTTTGACTAATTGGGAAGTCTTGTTGAACTCTAATATATGAAGATAAAACTTTAGTTGTTGGTAACCCTGAACCTGTAGAAGGTAGAATTAAATTAGATTGTTTAACTTTATTAGATACTCTATTTTTTATACCTACAGGTACTTGATCATAAAAGAAATATTCACTATTTATTGAGTAAGTAGGAGTAGAGCTAATATAAAAATTACTTGTTCCTGAAAAAGAAGAGGTTGGTATCCAAGATCCTGTTATTTTAGGATGAATTGAGGTTGAACCTGTATATAATTCTCCTCCTAAAGTTGCTCTAAAAGCTAAATATTGGCTTTGTTCAATAGAACTAGGATTCATCACATAAGCATTAAAACTATCCTCTGTTATTGGTTGAGTATAGTATCTTATTTCTTGTAATGAACCAGAAAATCCTTCATGAGTAGTAGAGGAACTAGCAAAATATATTTCAGCACTTGCACTCCATAATGTTGATACATTTAAAGAAGAAGATGCTTGGAATCCTAAAGTATTACCATCGTTACCAGAATATATGTTATTTTTGGAGTATAGTGTATATCCAGCGCTTGAACTATTAATCAATACAGACCACCATCCACCATCAAAAAATGGTAAATAAACG